TAACCCCTGGGCACACCGGACGGGGTCGACGGACTCCTACTTCTACATCTACTTCTACTAAAGGCGGCCCGGCTCGGGCGGTCCTGGAGCGGCTCTATGGCCAGATTCTGGCCCGCCGCTTGCTAGACGTCTTCGCCCGCCTCGACGCCGGTCCAGAGCAGATCGATCGCCTCAGCGTCGAACTCCTGCGTCTCGCCGAAAGCCACCAGCACGTCCGGAACCCGGAAGCATGGATCCCGGATCGACTCGCTGAATCGACCCGGTCTGAGACCGCGATCGAGGACTGGACCTGCCAGGACCTATCAGACCAGATGGGACGGCTTCACGAGCCCCTGAGGATGGCCCGTAAGATCGGCGGGGCACTGGAGCGCTACTGGGAAGCAGGAAGAGCGCGCCTGAAAGAAGAAGACCTCCGACGGCGCGCGCGATGTCCATGCCAGGTCCATTCTCCAGTGCCCGCGGCCCTCCTCGAGGGCGGTCCAGTCGCCGGAGGGAACGGAAACGGCCGGAAGCCCCAGCACGAGGAGGGAGTGGCATGAAAGAGGGGAAGAAGCCTTGGCTCTGCAGGATCGGGTTTCACGACGACGAATCCTTCGGCTGGGGAAGGGGGTTCGTCTGCCTGCGCTGCGAACGGGTGAAGGACCTACTCAGGCTCGCGCTGGATCGGAAGAAGCGGGCCGAGCAGTTGACCGCCGACGGCCACCTCCTGACTTTCTACCCAGCCCCCCCATCACGGGTCCTTCCCCATGGGGGGGCCCTACGGGTCACGCGGAAGCCCGAAATCCTGCTAGATTCAGGGCCTGAAAAAAGGGGCTGATAATATCACTAAGTCGCTGCAGCAGTCCCTTCTACCCGAATCCGTACCCAACCGGCTCAAGGAGACCCTTGTCCTCAACAGGACCGACCTCGCCCGGGTTCTCAGGGTCAGCCTGTTCGCGATCGATAACTGGGTCCGCCGAGGTTGCCCGCACGAGAAGCGGGGCCGGTCCTACACGTTTGAGCTTTCGGAGGTCGTCACGTGGTTGCGCGTCCGGAGCGGTGCGAACGGAACCGGCTCCAGAGCCGACGATGAGCTCACCCTTCAGCGCGCCCGGCTCCTCGCCGCCCGGGCGGAGCGCGCGAGCCTCGAGCTCGAGGAGCTCCAGGGCGTCCTCGTTCGAGCCGAGGACGTCCAACGCGCCTGGTCGGAGATGATCGCCGCAGCGCGCCGGCGGCTCTTGGCGATCCCTCGGCGGGTTGCGCCCCAGGTCTCGAAGGTCAAGGCGGCCGCCGCGGAGAAGATCCTGAAGCGGGCCATCTACCAGGCCATGGAGGGCCTCTCTGGTGACGAAAAGCCAGGACAACCCCGTCCTCGATCGCCTCGTCGATAGCGCGAGACGAGCTTGGGCGCCGCCCCCAGACCTCACGATCTGGGAGTGGGCCGATACTGAGCGGATAGTTTCGACCGGCCCCGAGGCCGGGACCCGCTGGCGGACGGAGCGGGTGCCCTACGCCCGCGAGATCATGGAGACCGTCACCGACGCCGACGTCGAGACCGTCGTCTGCATGACAGCCGCGCAGGTCGGGAAAAGCTCCATCCTCGAGAACGTGTTCGGGTACTACATTCACCAAGATCCATCGCCGATCCTCATGGTCCACCCCACATTGGAGATGGCCGAGACCTATTCCAAGGAACGGCTCGCTCCACTCCTGCGGGAGACGCCGGCGCTGGCCGCCCGGGTCGCAGACGCGAGAACAAGAGACTCTGGGAACACCCTTCGTCACAAGACCTTCCCAGGGGGCTATCTCGTCCTGGCCGGCGCAAACAGTCCCGCCTCGCTCTCAGCCAGGTCCGTCCGCATCCTCCTCTGCGATGAGGTCGACCGCTACAAGGACTCGGCCGGCACCGAGGGAGATCCGATCGCCATCGCCGAGGCGCGAACGGACACCTTCTGGAACCGGAAGAAGATCTTCGTGTCGACGCCGACGACCGCCGGCGACTCCCGGATCGAGATGGCCTGGGAGGAGAGCGACCAACGGCGCTACGAGGTCCCCTGCCCACACTGCGGGGTCTTCCAGGTCATCAGCTGGGCCTCGATCCGGTGGGACACGACAGGGCCGGACCCGGGCGACCTCCAGCGGGTCCGTATGGTGTGCCAGGCTTGCCAGGAGGACATCGACGAGACAGAGAAGGCAGATATGTTGGCCGCGGGCTGTTGGGCCCCTCAGAAGCCGTTTCGTGGAACCGCGGGGTTTCACCTGTCCCAGCTCGTCTCCCCATGGAGGCCGTGGCAGGAGATCGCGGTGAGTTTCCGGAAGGCGAAGAAGGACCGGGAGACCCATCGGGTCTGGGTTAACACCGTGCTCGGCGAGCTCTGGAGCGAGCCGGGGGAGGCTATCGACGAGACGTCCCTCTTCGCCCGCCGGGTCCAGTATGCCGCCCAGGTTCCCCAGGGGGCTCTGGTTCTCACGGCCGGCGTCGACGTCCAGGACGACCGGCTCGAGATGGAGGTCGTCGGCTGGGGCCCCGGGGAGGAGAGCTGGGGGATCGATTACCGGGTGCTCTACGGCGACCCTGCGCAGCCGGAGCTCTGGCGGACGCTCTGGGGCGCCCTCCAAGCCACCTATGACCACGAGGACGGCTATCCTCTGCGGATCGTCTCCGCCTGCATCGACTCAGGAGGCCACTTCACCCAGCAGGTCTATCGGTTCTGCCGCGGCAAGTTGGCGGCTCGGATCTTCGCGACGAAGGGGATGAGTGGATCCGGCCGGCCGATCGTCTCGAGCCCGGCTAAGAAGCGGACCGGCCGCGGCCGCCGGCCAGTCGAACTCTTCCTGCTCGGCACCCACGAGGCGAAGAGGATCCTCCACGCACGCCTCCGGCTCGCAGACCGGGGCCCGGGCTACTGCCACTTCCCCATCCACCCACGCTACGGTGACGAGTACTTCGGCCAGTTGACCGCGGAGCGCCTCGTCACCCGGTACCACCGCGGCTACAAGCTCCAGATTTGGGAGAAACCAGCGAACCGGCGGAACGAAGCCCTCGACTGCCGCGTCCTCGCCTATGCCGGCCTCCATCTCCTCAACCCCTCCTGGCCGGACCTCGAGCGCCGGGCCGCCACGATCCGGGACCAGAAGAAGGCCGGAGAAGAGGGCCAGGAGGAGAGCGCCGCCACGGCGCCGGTGCCAGGGCCGCCGCCGTCAAGTCCGGAGGAGAGGGTCCGGCGAACAAATCTGCCCCGCCGGCCACGCCGGGGATGGGTCCAGGGGTGGCGATGACCGCCCGCAGGCCGCCCCGCCGGCGAGCTGAGAGGCACTCTCCCTACTGGGATCTCTGCCGGGACTGCCAGTATGCCCTTCGCCGCAGCCGAGGTGGTAACATGTTGTATGTACCGAAGATGGACGTATTCAGTCTGAGGGCTGCGCTGGCGAGAGAGCTTTACGACCAGGGTATCGCCAGTGGCGGCCTGTCTGTGGCTGCCGCGCTGGAATCGACCGGCGCCATCCTCGGGGTGACGGCTCGGACCGTCCGCCGAATCCTGAAAAAAAGATCTTGACAGTTGGAGGGCAAATGCCCTATATTATGGAGAGTAGGTCAGGGCAATCCCGCCCGGCCAGAAGGAGCCTAAAACAATGACCTCTACCATCCGGAAGGCCCTAGAAGCCGAGGGATACACGGTCCGCCAGTGGGCCGGTGGCAGCGAGACCCGCTACTACCTGCGCGACGCGCGCGGGCAGGACGTGGGATACGTGACCGATTACGACCTCACCGGCAGCACGGGGACGTGCCGTCAGGTGACGAGGCGGCGATCCTGCGGGGGGTCGGCAGAGGAGGAGACGGCATGACGACTCAGAGAGAGTGCGCGATCTGCGCGATGCCGGGCCTGGTCACCGAGGGGGTGGTCGAGATCGACATGCGACCAGGTCTGGAGGGTCTGTCGGACTTCGCCTGCGCGGAGTGCTGGCGGGAGATAGAGGCCCAGCGGGTCTCGCCCCTGACGGGCGAGGCGCTGCGCCGGCTCCGTGCCGGGGCTACCGTAGTCTGCGATTCCTGCGCCGGCGCTGGGGTCTACGACCCGGCCAACGAAGTCGCCGGCGGGATCACGCTCGCGAGCGACGGCCATACGCTCGTGTGCCACGACTGCCCCGACGTGCTGCCGGGGGAGGAGGCGAGATGACTCACGATCTGACACGCGATCTGCTCGCCGCCTGGGGCGTTCCCGCCTGAGGCCCCCTTCGGCGCGCTAATGCGCGCCGTGGCCGGCGCCGCCAACTGGTATCCCGAGCACACGGACGCCCTCCGGGCGATGGTGCGCGCCAGGGACCACGCCGCCATCCGACAGTGGGCCGCCTCGGACACCTGGGACACAATCGCTCACGAGACAGAGGACGATGACGGGACGGATAGCTACGCCGAGGATGTCCGGAGCGCCCTCCGCGATCTGGCCGACGTGGTCGAGGACCGCGTCTTCGCGCCGCCGGAGGAGCGGTGAGCGCGCGGCTGTGGGTACTCGGGTCCGTCGACCCCGAGATGGAGGCCATTGAGGATCTCCTCATGCAGACGGGCGAGGAGGTCAGGTACGCGACCGTCGGCGGTGAGCGTGTCCGGAGTGGCACCGCCTACCAGATGGACCCGATCCCCGGGGATCAGGTCCCGTGGGGCGGCATCATCACCCTTGTCGAGTGCGACGCGGCAGCTCCGATCGTCCTCGTCCCCCGCGGCTATTGCCGCGTCCATCGCGTCGACCACCACCGCTCGGACGATCCGGGCTACGGCCGGCCGCCGGCGGAGTTCCTGTCCGCGTCATCGCTCGGACAGGTGATCTCGGAGCTGGCACGGTTCGACGCGCTGCCTCAGGAGTGGGGGCGGTATGGGGCTCCCAAGACTGAGTCAGGTGGGTTCCGACCGCATTATGTCCGCGGCTGGATGATCGGTATGGCGCGAGGGGAAGCGGCGGTGCCCCACGACCTCGTCCTCGCCGCCGCCGCCGACCACTGCCTCGCCGCGGCCTACCGGGGCGAGTGCCCTGGCGTCGTCCCGGACGACCTCATGCAGTGGCGCGTCCGCACGCGCGCCGCCCATCAGGGGCGGATCGAAGGCGAGATCCTCGCGGACATCGAGCGCGCGAGGGAGACGCTGAGGGAGGCACCTGGACTCGTGCTGTACAAGCGCACTCCAGCGCCCTCGAATGCAGTGACATGCGCAGATTTGCGCGGCCTGCACGTCCCCGAGCTGCCCGAGGCGTCGGCACGCGAGGGGCAGTGCTTCGTCGCGAATGGGCTCCCGGGGCCGGACGGCCGGGTCAAGGTGGTGTGTCAGAGCGGCACGCCGGAGCAGATCCGCGCGTTCATGACCTCGTGGGCTCCGGCTCACGGGCTCACGGACATCTACGGCGACCCCGCGCGAGGGTTCGCCGGAGGCTACGTGCCGGGGGCGAGATGACAAAGAGCGACCCTGGGCTCATCCGGGCGGCTATCGACCTCAGCGGCCTTTCCGCCAGGCGGTTCGCCCGCGACGTCCTCATCCGGAACGAACGCACCATACGCCGCTGGCTGGCCGGCGACTCCCCCATCCCTGCCGAGGCCAGGGACTGGCTGACCCGGTACGTCGCCCGGCGTAGGAGGAAAAAAGTGACAAATTCATAAGAACTTGTCACAAGACAAGCCATTCCCTTGGTCCAATGC